GCTCTCAATGAGCAGCACTTCAAAGACCCGAAGGCCCAGGAAGCATGTCTCTTAAATGAGTTTGCATCTATGGGAAATCCCAGGCGTACTGAGTTATCATATTGAAGGCGGCGTCAGCCGATATCCATCAATATGGAAATAACTCTCGGCACTGAGCAGAGTGTAGTCTTACAGTCCGCAAAATACCGATACACTAGCGTCTTGTTATTTAGCTCTAGGGGAAATTATACCCCCCTATTGCCTTGAGATCGTAGACAATATCTCGATCCCGGTGTAACTTCGGATAGATAAGATTAATTATCAGTCGAACGTACGATTACGCAACCACGATTGGAGGAATCCAGCTGGCCAGTCTTCGTACTTCCGAAGCGAAACCGGTGTCGAGGTATTGACAGCCTCAAACCGAATAACAATTCCGGCGTTAGCGCTATTAGTAGGGTAGCGTCCTAGCTGAGTCTTAACTAAGGACCTTGGTAGGTCTGATGTTAAGTTAACACGTATAATCAGTGAAAACAGTTCCGGTGAAACCGGGCTGCGGGTAATGCTAATTACTGCTCAACAACCGAACGGAGTTGATCTCCTACCCTAGTAAGGGTGCCTCGGCCCGCGGGGAGGTTTTTAATCGCCTCCTCCGGCAAACCAAGGTTGTTCTCTACCCCTAAAAAATTAATAAAATGCTAAATAACAAATTATTAAGCGCTTACAAAGGTTTTTACAAAACTCTGAGTCTGCGATTAGGTGTCGTTAACGACTGGCAAGTGGCCATAAAAAGCCACTCTAGTTGGATGGGTTACCTTTTACGGTGCTTCATCCTACTGGGAGATAGATGTAGATCACAAGATCGGTTGTGTGTGCTAGCATTTGCACGATACACTCGGAAGGTCTGGCTGTCTAGAGGTCCTAAGGCGTTGGTACAACACCTTAAGGCCTCTCACTCAGCTATACAGAAGTATACGGACTTCCATACTAAGATTAGATCTGGTATGGGCGACCTGGGGGTACCCATTAGCTTGGCTAATGATGGCCTCCCCCGGTGGATACCGGCTCTTATTAGAAACCGGATCCGACTGGGAGACGCAGGGGTAATAGCGTCCATGCTGACTTTATGTTCATTGTATCGAGTTGTCTCATACAAGGGATCAAAAATCAAGGACACTATCACTGCGCCAGGTAAAGAGTTTGACCTTAAACCGTATCAGGATTTTATTCCTGTCTTTACTTCCTATTTAGCAATATCTATTGCTAGATACTGTAAGTCAGCCTTAATTCCTAATACCCTGGTCGCTAAGGATCTTCCCGAACGGATTCGGGAGTTCGATCTGCATGAAGATCATGCTACATTGAGCGAGATCCCACGGCAACCGTTTAAGGTTAAATCCGTAGAACCTAAAATGATCTTCAAGTCAGGACCTGGATCCGCTCCACTTCCAGTCGAACTGGAGATGGGGGCATTATTGGAAAAAGAAGCTCGAAGGTCCGAGATTAAACTTAATTCTGTTGTTAACGACATTGTCGCTAAAGCAGACCCTAAAACAGGACCTCTGATTAAGTCGGCACCATTGGTGCCACCTAAAGGGGATTTCTATTTTAGAGAAGTTCTTAATCTTGGAAATTCGACTTCTGCATTACTTCTTCAGGCGGGTTCTTATCTTCGACCCGAACATAAGGACCTTCTAGAGGCGTATAAATCTGTTTCCTCATTCTTTGAAGGAGGGGGTAGATTTGCTACAATACTAGGAAGAATTGGTGCAAATGTCAACAAAGTTGCCATTTTTAACCGATACATGCCTAAACACCTAGGTAAACTGGGGTTTAAACAGGAGCCTGCAGGGAAGGTACGAGTGTTTGCAATGGTTACCTGGTGAGACCAGGTACTCCTATCACCGCTTCATGATTTCTTGTTCGGTGTCCTATCGGCGCTTGCGCCGATGGACGGAACATTTAATCAGGACGACGCTGTGGACTATGGAAACAGATTGATGGAACGAAGCGGCGTAGCCTATTCGTTCGATCTTTCTGCGGCCACAGATCGGTTACCAGTTCTTATACAGATTCTGATAATCGATATCTTCTTCCCAGGGTTAGGTCCATCATGGGCCAGACTACTGGTTGGAAGATTTTACAGAAAAGGTCCACGGAAGGCTGTCAAGTATTCCGTTGGACAGCCGATGGGAGCGCTTTCGTCTTGGCCCATGTTAGCCATTACGCATCACTTTATCGTGCAATTAGCCGCTTATAGAGCGGGGTACCGCGGATGGTTCACTGATTATATAGTACTTGGTGATGACCTTGTTATTTATAATACCAAGGTTGCCAGAGAGTATCTGATAATCATGAAGGACCTTGGGGTGGGGATCAACTTGACAAAGTCACTGCAGTCCTATGATTGCTTTGAGTTTGCCAAGAGATTCTCCTTTAAGGGAGTCACCCTTCCTGTCGCATCCTTCAGGGAAATGGACGTTTCTGCCCATAACCTTGATGGGTTAATCTCCATGATGTATAGACTGAGAGGTAACGACTGGAAACTGTCCGCCGTAATGAAATTCAAGGGATATGGTTACAAGTCACTATGCGTGATGAGTAAACCCCTATCGGGATTACCGAAAGGATTAGCATTGTTGATAACAATGTTATCATACCCTGGAGTTTCTCCTCTTTCTCTCGCTTCGTATATCCAATGGTTAGGCTTGAGACGGCTCGGCTTTGCCGACCCTTCGAGCCTAGACTTGACAGTCCTACGAGATGCGCTCTTACAGTTAAAAGCTGCTGCTGCCCCAATTGGGCAGACGGCGCAATTAATTGCGAGAGACATCTTTGGGCCAACTGGATTATACCTGCGAGCGTTTAACGCGTATTCTTTCGAAGAGAGATTTGACTCTCTCTTGGAGGGAAACTTGGTTAGGCTGAGAGAGGCTCCTAAATCTCCGTTTCTAAACGGTCGATGGGTAATACCCAAAAGCAAGTTTGTTGCTTTGTTCCGAGGGCAAGATTTTAAACAGTTATCAAGGGGTCTAACTATGTTATACCACTTAGTAACTACTCACTATCTTCTTGAGGAAATCGAACAAGATGTTCAGAGCCTTCTTTGGCCTATCCAAGTGAACTATATGGAAGGTCATAGACAATCCGATATGGTTCTGCGAACAATGTCAACATTGATAGATTCTCAAAAGTTTGAGAGTCTAGATGACGTAGAAAACTACATGGTAGAGTACGTTGATTGGTTAACCCAAAGAGACGTACAACCTGCCAAAGTAGCCGTATACGCTCATGCCTCTGGAGAAGTAAAATCCTTCAGTGGTCAATGGTTGAAATTCTTCGCTTTAACGCGGAAAGCTCTTCCGGATAGTTTCTACCCGGGAAGCAAGAGGTCTGCTCTTTAGCGGAATTGATATTCCTTACCTGACCTTCGTGTCGCAGTTTCTCCGAACAGGATGAAACTAAGTAGGACTATGGATAAGTCCCAGTGTCTCAGCGACACTCCACTTATTCTGACACTGACCTACAGTCGGTGGAACCGACTGGTACAGTCTGCGTGCAACTGACTGTGCTTTACACTGCATGTTTTTCCCGACCTCCCGGATGGATATATCCAAATCCGGGTTAGCGGAACGGCTGAGTTTAATCAATAAAAAAAACATCTTAGTAGCCCAGGGGATACCTTGACGTGAAGAGATTAGTATTCTCAGTGCAGCGCGAGACCACGGGGGAAGAAGACCTCCTCCCCGGGAATCCCGAAAGACATAAGAGACGCAGGGTCTCTCGGTTCCAGTCAGCAACATAGTACTGCGGCAAAGGCTCGGGTTCGCTAGTATAGGATATCCACACTAACGATCGCAACGGAATAGGGTTGGAGACCCTATCATTCATCCGCGTAGCAAAAGTCTGATGATAGTGATAAATATCACTATTAGGAGGTGCGAAAACTGCACTCATCAGAAGTAGCGCAACGGTTGAATGACAGAAAAGCAGCATATCCTGCGCATGGTAGTACAATCACTTAGATGATTGCTTACTGCGGCTGGATCGCCGTATTACCGTTCCGTATGGAAGAGCGAGAGTTCTGCCGGACTACATCTTCTTACACCCTCTGTCAAGAGGTTGTCTGAGATGTCTGAAGGCTACTCCGCAAAGGAGATTGTCGAGAATTCAATGAGGAATTCCTGTCCGGATCTCAATTTTATTATTGATCCGCGGTCAGGGAGGCTGACTCGCCTAGCTTGATACAGTGATGTATACTAGCAGGCCCAGTTACGTACCTAACTATCTTAATGATAGCGGATTAAATTACTCGAATAACGAACAAAGTAATCGTAAGGACGCGTCAGGTGCCAGCCACCTGATGTGGGAACGTGGGTTTTCAGAGTCGAACTCCTACTAATCCCCCGGTCCCCCTCAAAGGCTTTAACCTTGCCCTTCTTTTCCCTCGCATAGCGGAGAGAAAGCGGAAAGGAAGGTTCTCGAACTTCAGACATCTGGAAACCAAATGGTAAACAGAGTATAAGAACGTAAACGCATCTAAGCGTCATGGGCCCCAAAAACCGCAGTTTCTGCTGCGGGGGGTGGACAAGC